AATCAAGTAATATTAGAATTGAAACATTCAATTAAAGATAATTTAAAGGTTAAAGAATTGCAATACAAATTAACAGATAATTTAGACCCTAATAAAGTTTGTATTGAAGTTATAGAGGGCGTTAAGCATCGGTCCCCAGAGTTAGAAAGATTATATTATAAAATAATTAATTTCATTTAAAATTTTTGCCGCAAAACAGTTTAAATTTAATATTTTAGTTTTGGTTGATTGACAACCCGTAACTAAAAGATATTTATGTATATAACATTTTTTAAAAATTTGGTACTATGGAAAATTTTGATTTTATTGTTAAGGTTAGTTCTGGTAAGAAAACAATACTAGATAAAGAGTATGTTAGATTGGTCAACAATGTTATTTCTACAAATGATGAGGAAAAAGAATCTAGATGGGAAACTTACGATTTAATAATTAGAGAATTATTTGAAGTTGATAAGGGAATTTATTTTGGAGAAATAAAATATAGAATAACAGATGGTGAGGACCCAAATTATGTTATATTAGACATCATTTCAAGGTATAAGGAATCTGAGTTAAATTATTTAATTTGGAGTTTAAAGAGAAGAATTGATGAATATATTGAAGATGATTTTTACAAAAGATTCTTTGAATAATTTGTAAAAGAAAATAAAGTTTTGTATATTTGCTAGGTAAAATTATTTACATGACCGAAAATAAAGAGCATAAGGTTAAGGACAGGATTTCTTTTTTAGCGGAGAAATTTAATGTTTTTGAGACTGACGATGAAAAGGATGTTGAAAAAAAAATTAAAAAGCTAGAAGAGGATGGGAATAGTGTTTTAACAATAAAGTCAAATGATAAATTGTTAGCTATACTTTCTTTATTGAAAACTGAAGAAAAGGTACAAAAAAGTGTAAGTGTTTCTTTTAGTGTTTTTTCAGATATTATAGAATCTGACCCAACACCAAATAAATCTTGTGTTCAGTGGATGTTAAACGTTTTTACTAGATTAATTAAATCAGGCGGTTCCGGTATTGATTCAGCGATTAGATTTGTAGTTGAAGATTTACCGCAAGCAAGTGAATACATTTCGCTTTTTGAGGCAAACAAAAGAAAAGATAAATTTAAGAAATTTTGTAAGTCTTCTTTTGTATTAAGAGATGTTGAGGACCCAACAGATATAAATCAATATAAGTCGTTATCTCAATTATTTGATTCAGTTGACCCATTTATTTTACGTAAACCAAGTGAAGTTGAATCGCTGATGCAACGATTTGTAACGTCTGGTGATGCAGAAATACCAGTAAATGATAGAAAGTTTTTACTTTTTATACCGAAGACTGTTGATGCTAATGTTATTTTTGATAAATTTGCTAATTGGTGTACAGCAAAACCTAAAAATGGAATGTTTAGAAATTATACAGAGAATAATAAACAACCCGATGGTAGTAAATCAAAAATTTACATTATTATAAATAAAAAATTTTTTAGTGGGGAATCACAAGAAATATATCAAATACATTTTGAAACAAATCAAATAAAGGATAGACATAATTCACAAAATGTTAGTATATTTGAAAATGTTATTAATCAAAGTGAGGGAATATCTAATTTTTTTCATGAAGAATTAATGAACAACGCTAAAAAAGTTCAAACAGGGTTAGACAATAACAAATACTTAGATTTTTTAATTAAGTTTGGGTTTTGTGAGAGTTTGTTTGAGCTTATAGATAAAAAAACGCCTGTAATTAGGTTCATGACCAGAGAAATACCAAGATTACCTGATATTAGTAAATTTGAGTGGGTTGACCAATTAATTATTACTAATGCCAGTATGGTTGAGTTGCATCCATCAATTGGAGTTCTTAAACATTTAGAGATGTTAGTTTTATCCGAAAATAAAATTAAAAAATTACCAAAAGAAATTGGTAATTTAAAAAATTTAACGTTTTTAAATATCATTGGTAATCCAATTACTGAAATACCTGAAGAAATAAAGTATTTAGATAAAACAAATGGCGGTTCTTTATTTCGTATTGCTGTAAAAAAAGAACATATAGGGGAGAAAAACTACCAAAGACTCAAAGAATTATTGCCTTCGGTTAAGTTATAAAAAAGTCCCCTTAAATGGGGACTTTTGTTTAGTTAGTGTCTTTTGTTACGGTAATAGGGTTTATAATAGTATCTGTTATAATGTCTATATTGTCTATAATTTGGATTATAAAAAAGAACGGTTCTTTTTTTAATAATTACAGGTTGTTTGACATCATTGATATTATTAACGGATGGTGTTGGTCTTACCGTGACACAAGAACTAAAAAAAGTAATAGCTAAAGAAATGAATAAGAAATAATATATTTTTTTCATATTAATAAATATTTTTTTAAAACATAAAAGTTATGAATTGGGAAAGAGCTGGTAAAAAAATTAATGTTCCGTTATTAGATTATTTGGATAATCTTATTAAAGAAGAGTTTAATTTAAATCATCTATTAAGTGTTTCTGTTGGCACAGACTCTCAAAGAAATGGTAGAGGATATAAATTTGCAACCGTTGTTTTGATAACTGTTAGGGAGGATATTGGTGGTGGTGTAATAGTTGGAAGAGGTGGTAAAATTATCTCAGCGACATACAACATGAATACTTTCAATAAAAACAAAGAAGGAGTTAATGAAAGGATGTTAATGGAGGTTAGTAAATCTATCGAAGTTGCCTACGAAATCGCACCACTATTAGATTCATATGGTATAAAGATGGAAATACACGCTGATATAAACACGGACCCAAAATGGGAATCTAATAAAGCTTTAAGTCAAGCAATTGGTTATATTTTAGGTATGGGATATGAATTTAAGGTTAAACCTACTGCGTGGGCTGCGACCTATGCTGGAGACCGTTACGCAAGTTAAAATTAATTTGACTTTTTCATTAACAAGATATATTTATATTATAAGATAAATTATCTTTTTAAAAAACTATGCATATGTCTAAAACTACAAAAACAGTTAAAATCTCTGAAAGCGACTTAGTCGATTTAATTGACAACATTGTATCTGAAGCTGTTCAAATTAAGAAAAAAGAATGGTTAGCGGAGCAAGCTGCTAAAGGTGATAAAAACGCTATTTTGGAAACAAAATTAGCTAGCCTTGAAGCTAGACTTAACAAGTTAACTGAGAGTAAGTAATCTAAAATTAAGTTTTAACTATAATTGGCTATTGGGTATTTCGTACCCAATAGCTATTGTATTTTTTAGACTGTACATTTTTAATTAAAAATTTAAATTAATTAAAAATGGATAAAAACATTCAAAAATTATTAAAAAGCGATATTCCATTAACATCTACAGTGGAAAAGGACGATTTTATTTCAGCTAGTGAAATAACGTTTGATTGTATTTTTGATGGAATCTCTAAATTTTATCCTTGGCAATTGCCTGAAACTTTACCAGTAAATTTTAAATTAGGGGTTATTGTAGGTTCCAGCGGCTCTGGTAAATCAACACTTTTAAAAAAATTTGGTTTTGAGGATACACCTGTATGGGACAACTCTAAATCTATTATCTCACACTTTTCAAGTCCAGACGAAGCAATAAATAAAATGGGTGCTGTTGGATTAAATACAATACCATCTTGGTATAAGTCATACGACGTTTTATCGAATGGTGAAAAATTTAGAGCTGATTTAGCTAGAAAAATAAAATCACACGCTGTGATTGATGAGTTTACCAGTGTTGTGGATAGAAATGCGGCCAAAGCTGCCAGTGTGTCTTTAGGTAGATTTTTAAAAAATAATGACGTTACCAATATTGTTTTGGCAACTTGTCACCGTGACATATTAGACTGGTTGGAACCGGATTGGGTAATTGATACGGACACCGGTGAATTTTACCAAGGTTTTTTTTTGTCCGCCCGGAAATCAAAATTGAAATATATAGAACAAGCCATCATATCTGGTCCATGTTTAAAGACCATCACTATTTAAGTGGTGATATAAATAAGGCTGCTAGATGTTACGTTGGGGTTTGGAATGAGCAAATTGTTGCATTTGGTGCTAGCATCGCGTTACCAAACGGTAAAATGAAAAATGCATGGAGAGGTCATAGGACCGTTGTTTTACCAGATTTTCAAGGTATGGGTATTGGTGTTAGGTTTTCTGATGCTATTGGTCAAATTCATTTAGAACAGGGGTTAAGATATTTTTCAAGAACAGCACACCCAAGAATGATTTATTACAGAGAGAATTCAAAATTATGGAAACCAACAAGCAAACATAAAAAATTAAGAACCGATGTAACAAACATTAATGTTTATAATCAATACTACGCTGATAATAAAAGATTATGTGGTAGTTTTGAATATATTGGTATTTTGTGATATTTATAAAAATAAAATTAATATATGAAAAGATTTGATAAATTAAAAAATATAAAAAAAGCAAATATACTTGCTGAGCAAAGATATAAACTTAGATTAATTGAATCTACAGAATTAGATTTAATGTCGGTTATTGGTCAAAAAACAATGGGATTTTCAGTAGAAGATATCAATTTTGATAACGGTAAATTTAAAATAACGTTATTTAACGACAAATTTGATAACTTAGTTATGAACGGTATTAACATTGATGGTATCGGGGTTGATATTGATGGTACCTATGAAATGCTATCTAGAGGTTATTACAGACCCGGAAAATATTCTGGTCCTCCTGAAGATACTTATCCAGATGAAAGTGAAAATCCAGAATTTGATGTTGTTATAGACAATATTAAAATTGAAAGATATGACAATAGTGGTGATTCAGCTACAATAATGGAATTAAGCGGTTTAGATATTAAAAAAATGCCTAAAAATTTTATTGAAATGGTTGAAAACAAAGTAATTGATATGCTTCTTGATTCAACTGAATTTGATGACTACGAGGATGAACCTGATAGATATGAAGATTATTAAATTAAAATAAAAGCCTAGATAATCTAGGCTTTTTTATTGATGTTTAAATTAGAATCCTATAAATGACTTCCTTGGTTCTTGATTTGGTTCATCTGGTCCAGACCAATTTGGTGAATCGGGTGATTTGTCCACTTCAAATTTACTTAAGAATCTAGCATCTTTTTTAAGGTCATTAGCTATTGTATCGTCAATTACAATATAACTTATACTACCAAAACTTCTTTGTATTTTACTTGCTTGTAGTTTAGGGTTTGTCGATAGAAAAAATTCACCTGTTGCAAATCTATATTTTGGTTTCTTATTAACTAAAAAATTATATATATTAGCAATTCTATATCCTTGTTCTTTATATGCATCGTACTTCATAACCGAAAACATATTTTTTTCTTTATCTGTTTCCATCAGTAAAAAAACTAATTCCATTCCTTGTTTTACCACATCCGAAGACATTTCAAACTTTGATGTTTCTGATGAATCAGACCTAACACTAACATTAAATCCTAGACCCATAGAGTTAATTCTGTTCATTTCCCTAACAAATAACGGGCCGTGTTTAGCATTAACATCTTGTTGCATCCAAAAAACGTGAATCATTTCATGTGCTAAAACGTCTTTAAAAAATTTATACGGTACCTTAAGAAATTGAGACATGCTCAGCGATTTTAATGTGATTTTTCCAGTTGCTCTATTTCTGGTACCTTTAACAACACCGTGTGCGCCCTTTCTTTTATTCCAAAGCATCGTTACTGGTTGTAAGTTACCATCAAATAATAAATTATTTAATTTATTATATTCCTGTTGTAGGTCAATTTCGTTAAAATCTACAATTTCATCATCGGTATGTTCTCTACCTTCATTTATTGAGGGTGGCGGTGTATTGGCATTAATAAGTGCCATTCTAGCCTTATTAATAACATAAACTCTTACAGCGTGTGATATTTTTTTATCTCTAAGTTTTTCTAAGAGGTATTCTTCAATAAGTTTAACATCCTCTAAACCTTCAATATGCTCTATCATATTTACCATTAGCTTATGTAGCGGTTTCGTTGGAAACTCTCTTGCTTTGGTCATTTTTAATACTTTTATAGCAGCTTCTTTTGGTGTTAATGGTTCTTGAGGTACAACAGATTCGTGTAATAAAGTTTTAATGAATATTTTTGTTTCATTAACACCTTTTTCCATTTTTTTCAATCTTGTATAATAGTCAGGAATTTCTTCTAAGTGGTCTAGCGCTATTTCTTTTGCTTTTTTTTTACTTTTTGTATGTTCGGTCTCAACATTTATCCCCATACTTAGTTCGTCATCTAATAGTTCATACATTTTCTGAACTTTTGTGTTGTCATCAGAATCTTCACCAGCGTGTTTTTTCGCAATATCCATCAATCTGTTCTCAGTTAAGTATGGATAATCCGGATTTTTAGGGAATAGTTCTTTAACTATATCAACTAATTCTTGAGTATATGTTGCAATTGTGTTTTCTTCAGTCATTGGGTCCCAAGCTTGTTCTGAAATATTTTTTAAATATGTTTCAAATCTTTCAGGATTAACCAAATCGTTAGCCGCCATTTTTAAAAAATCAGCAGTAAATCCTTTTACTACGTCTTGTTTTACTATTTCTCTAGCTTTATTTATTAATTCTTGTCTATTCATTATGGATAAATTTCGGGGTGTTCTTCACCAAATTTTCTAATTATTTGACCAGCAACTGAATTTGCTTCATTTTCAATTGGGGACCCAGCGGCATTGTTTGAGTCGTAATTTGACGCATCTAATCTACCTTCGATATCTTGTTTTAGATGAACCATTTCGTGTGCTGTTGACCTCATGATATCAACCATAGCTCTATCTTTGGCATAGACTTTGATTTTATAATCACCATATGAGGCTGTCGTTGTAAGTCCCTCGTGTTTAAACTTAAGTGTTACCTTTGGTTTTTTTATTCCTAGGAACTTTGAGGCAAAATCAATAAATAACTCTAATAATTTTATTTGACTATTAGATTCTTTATTGAACATTGCCTCATTTATCATTTTATTTTTCATATAAATAAATATAATAAAACCCTAGAAAATATGTTATTCTTCCACTTTAATCGTTTTATCCGATTTATCTGATTTAACAACAATTTGATTGGTTGTTTTATCAAAAGTGATTTTAATTACATCACCATCCTTTAGATTACCACTTAAAATTTCATCTGCAACTTGGTCTTCAACAAAATGTTGTATTGCCCTAGCTAGAGGTCTAGCACCATAAGCTTCGTCATAACCCTCTTTAGCCAAAAATTCAATTGCTTGTTTACTAGTTTTTAGTTTATACCCGATTTCGGAAATTCTAGACTCAAGTTTTTCAATTTCCATATAGATAATTTTATGTATATCATCTTCTTTAAGTCCATTGAAAACAATCGATTCGTCAATTCGATTTAAAAATTCAGGTTTGAATTTCTTTTTTAAAGCTTTTTCTATAATTGCTCGTGCTCTATTTTCTTCTTGAGAAATTGAAGCACCGGTATCAAACCCCATAGATTTACCAAATGAATTTAATTCTTTAACTCCAATGTTTGATGTCATAATGATAAGTGAATTTTTAAAATTAACTTTTCTACCCAAGCCATCTGTTAATTGACCTTCGTCAAGTAATTGAAGTAGGAGATTGAATACATCGTCATGTGCTTTTTCGATTTCATCGAATAAAATAACACAGTGCGGTTTTCTTCTAACTTTTTCGGTTAGTTGTCCGCCTTGGTCATAACCAACATATCCCGGTGGCGGCCCAATTAATCTTGATACCGAGTGTTTTTCCATATATTCACTCATATCAATTCTAACCAACGCTTCTTCATCACCAAATACATGCTCAGCTAAAAGTTTTGCCAGATATGTTTTACCAACGCCTGTAGGCCCTAAGAATATAAATGAACCAATAGGTTTATTTTTATCTTTAATACCAATTCTGTTTCTTTTGATAGCTTTTACAACTTTTGAAACAGCAGCATCTTGCCCAATTACTTTACCCATTAATTCTTTATCAAGACTTAATAATCTTTTACTTTCTTGAGTTGATATTTTTGTTAACGGAATTCCAGTCATCATAGAAACAACTTCTGATATTTGTTCAATACCGACAGTTGTAACTTTTTTTTCTAGTTTATTTGACCAATCTGATAATGCCATTGATAGTTGGTCTTCTAATTTTTTTTCTTCATCTCTAAGCTTTGCTGCTTCTTCATATTTTTGTTTGTTAACAACTTCTTTTTTCTTTTCAAGAATTTGAATTTTTTTAGCTTCTAGTTCTTTGATTAATTGTGGCTTATCAATGCTAACATTTGTAGCAGCTCCAGCTTCATCTAATACATCAATAGCCTTATCAGGCATTGACCTTTCCATAATGTATCTGTGTGATAATTTTACACACTCATCAATGGCTTCGTCAGTATATTTTACTTTATGATGTTTTTCGTACTTTTCCTTAATGTTATTTAAAATAACCTTTGTTTCTTCCAATGAAGGTTCTTCAACAAGTACCTGTTGAAATCTTCTAGTTAAGGCACCATCTTTTTCAATATGTTCACGGTATTCATCAAGTGTTGTAGCACCAATGATTTGTATTTCTCCGCGTGCTAAAGCTGGTTTAAAAATATTTGACGCATCTAGTGAGCCCGATGCATTACCAGCACCAATAATCGTGTGTAATTCATCAATAAATAGTATAATATCAGGACTTGCTTTACATTCTTCAAGAATTGCTTTCATTCTTTCTTCAAATTGTCCACGATATTTTGTACCAGCGACAATTGAAGCCAAGTCAAGACTATATATCTTTTTATTGGTTATTGTTCTTGGCGCATTATTATCTTTGATAAGTTGCGCCAATCCTTCAACAATTGAAGTTTTACCAACACCCGGTTCACCGATAAGAACTGGGTTATTTTTTTTTCTTCTGGAGAGAATTTGTGAAATTCTTTTAATTTCATTTGTACGACCAACGACTGGGTCAATTTCACCCTTTTCAACAGCTTTACTGATGTCTCTGCAAAAGTTGTCTAAAACTGGTGTTTTGCTAGATTCGTTTTTTTTCTTGTTTTTCTTAAAACGGTCTTGCTCATTTAAGTCATCACCAAATTGGTCTTCTTCAAACCCCATGTTTTTTGTGTCATTTCTAATTTCCATTGCTATTTTTTTAAAACTTTTATAATTGACCCCCATATCACCCATAATTTTGCTGGTAGGATTTTTATTTGAAAGAATAGCCAACATTATATGTGTTGTGTCTATCATGCTATCGTTTAATTTTTCCGATTCACTATCAACATTTTTGAAAACCAATTTTGATTCTTCAGATAGTGGTAATTTTACTCTACTTGTTTGAGATATTCTAGGATTTAAATCATTTTTTCTAAGATACTCTCCTATTTTATCGTGTAAATCTGAAGTATCAATTTTTAATTTTTTTAAAATTGTAATACACTCATTGTCATTATCATTTAAAATAGATAAAACAATATGTTCAGGTCTTACTTTTATATCGTCGAAAGATTTTGCTTCTTTCATTGCTTCTCGCATTATTACTTTAACTTTTGGATATATTTCTCGATTCATTTTGTAACATTTTAGCAAATATACATTATATTTTAAAACTAGTCAACTTGACTATAAAGATAAATATTTGTATCTTTGTTTAAAATGTAAATAATGAATAAAGCACCTAAATTTGGAAAGGTTGAATTATTGATTAGGGATAATAGTCACAACGACCCATTATTCAAATCAGAAACAAGAGTAGAGTTTTTAGATTGTGGATTAATGATAACAGGAGACTATATTATCGTAGTAATCGATGAAAAAGATGAGTATAATAACACTTTAACTAGCACAGGTAAAATTTTTAGCCTAAAAGATATTTCAGCTTATAAAACACACGCCGTTTAAAATTAAAATTTATGATATTAAAAAGACAAGAAAAAAACAACTTAATTAAAGCAATCTATGAATCATCAAATATTGCAGCCTCTACTTATAATTCAGAAACCGAAGATTTAATTTTAATTTTTAAATCTGGTACACAGTATAGGTATCCTAAAGTATCAAAATCTGATTATATGAGGTTTGAAATTGCTGAAAGTCAGGGTAAAGTTTTCAATTCTCACATAAAAAAGTACACATACGAAAAACTGGACAATTTTGAAGTGTCACAATTATTAAATGAGATTGAAAAGCTATCAAATCAAGAAAAAATTGCAGAAATTGAAGTTAAAAGAGCTGAATTACTCAAAAAATTAACATATACAATTAATATAACAGAAAAAGAGAGAACTGAAGAAACTGATAAAATTTTTATTGACAATTTACAAGAATTAAAGAAATCAATTGATATTTTTTTAGCTGAAATGTAAAACCATAAAAGTTTAGAATGATTTTTTGATATTTATGAGTATGAAAAAGATAATATTATTTGCAATATTAATTTTTAGTACTTATAGTACTTATTCACAATATAAAATTAAAATTAATTGGAATAAACCAAAGCCAAAACCCGTAGCCTTACCTAAAATTGAAAAAAAACCCGATGTTTTTGTTGAAAAAACACCAATTGATACAAATACTGACACAAATAAACAGTTAAATAAATTTGTAACTAATTGGTTAGGTGTTAGGTACGTCTTTGGTGGAGATAGTAAGAGTGGTATTGACTGTTCGGCATTTGTTCGTAGAGTTTATAAATCAGTTTATGATAAGGTTTTACCTAGAACATGTGTATATCAATATAAAATCGTTCAAAAAATAACTAAAGATTGTCTAGAAATTGGAGATTTGATATTTTTTAGGGTTAGGGGTGGTTCTGGGTGGCATGTTGGTATTTTTATTGGAGATAATAGATTTGTACACGCTTCCGGAAGAGGTAGAAACGTAATGATAAGTAGTTTAGAAGAGGATTTCTATAAAAGAATATATTTAAGTGGGGGTAGATTATAAAATAAGCACTATTTTAGTGCTTTTTTTGTTTTTCTCAAATATTTATTAATTAAAAACTATATGGCATTATTAAATGATATACATAGTATTGTAGTATCTGCAGGAAGCGCTAATTTTTCAGCACATAGTTATACCGAAGTGTATGCTGGAGTAGCGGCAACACCAACTATTAACGGTGTTGCGGTTGCAATGGGGGCTGGGTCATCTATAAAAATTAAGGTGCGTAGTATTAGTCCAACAGCAAATGTTTACCTTTTAGGTGAAAATATTAATTGTGCTTTAGGGTCGCAATATTTGGGCGGTTACGGCGCATAAATAACATAAAGATATTTATTAATAAAAAATTATGAAAGAAAAAATAAATCCAGTTGGTCTCAAAGGTAATCAAATTACTGAGCGTATGAAACAATTAATGGGTGTTGCACCGATTAATGAAGATAAAAAAACATCAGTTGTTGAGTTAACTAAAAAAGGGCCAGATGGAAGAGTATATGGTATCGTAAGAGAAAACCACGAATACTATATTAAAGTAACTACAAAGCAAGAAAATCTTGTTGTTGAAGACTTCCAATATATTGGTGGATTACAAAATAAAAAACAAGAAGCGTACCCTTCTTATGCTAAAGCAATAAAGCATTTAAATCTTAAATTTCATAGCCTTAATGAGGCTTATGGTAAGTCAGGTCAAATTAATGTTTTTTTAAACGATAAATTATTGAAAGAAGACTATGCAGCATTTGAAAGCATGGGTTCCGGATTTAAAGCTGAAGGTAATATGGAAGGCCATATGAGAAGTGAATGCTGTGGTGCACAAACAATGGAAGGAATGTGTATGGAATGTGGTGGTTCAGCTTATGGTGGTGGAATGAATGAATTTGATAAATCAGCTATGGATAGCTTCCAAAAGCAATATGGTGGCGAAAAGGGTAAAAGTATTTATTATGCTACAGCAAATAAGCAGGACCGTAATCCAGAAACATTTGAAAAAAATGAAGGCATGGGTATGTCATACGAAATGGAAATGAACGATGGGTCATATGTTGACCGTCCAGTTCCAGAAGAAGTAGAATTAACTGATGAAATGGCCGCAGTTGAAGCTATGATGGAGAAAGAAGAAGAAATGACGGATAAAGAGAAAGAATTTGCAGCTTTAGCACCTCCTCATGATAAAATAACTTATGCCGATAAAATTGCTGGTGCTACCAAAGGAAAAAATGAAGGTAAACTATCAATTGAAAGGGCTATGAGTATGATGGATGAAATGATTGATGAGTTACAAGAATCTCAAAGTAAAAAAAAACTCTAATTGAGTCTAATTTAGAAGAAGTTAAATACAAGTTGAAGCTCGGGGCTAAATCGGCCCCAGCTCCAGCTGAAGAACCTACCGATACGGCTCCCGCCGAAGAACCTGAAGATGCAACTCAAGATACATCAGGAGGTGATTTAGATTTTAGTACAGATACTGGCGATGATGCAGCTACCGATACCGGAGCTGAAGATACAAGTTCAAATGATAAACCATTTGATGATGAGCCGTTTGATGCTGGTGTAGAAGCTAGTGAGGAAGATGACCCTAAAAAATTTATTGAACAACTAACTGGTAAGTTAGGACAATCTCTTAGAAAATATACTGAAGACAAAGGAGAACCAGACTTTGAATTGGAAAAGTTTGCTGTTAATTCTTTGCTATCTGCAACACATACAGGTGAAATGGATAGTGAAGACCAAAAAGATATTATTAAGAAAGTTAAAAAATCTGGTAAGGGTGACGAAAATGTAGATTCATCTGAAGAAACAGAAACTACAGATACTGAGGTGACGGATGATGGTGAAGTAACCGACACTGAAACCACAGACACTGAAGTAACTGATGATTCAGAAAATATGTTTGAAACTGAAGCGTTAGATGAAATGTCACTTAATGATTATATGACTAAAGATTTAATTGACTTGTATGACAATAGTAAAGGTGACGCTAGAGAAATTATATTTAGAAAAGTTACACTTACAAAACCTTTTCCAGAGAAAGACGAAAAAGATAGAAATTTAAATAGAGAAAAGTTTTTAATTGATTTACAAGATGATGTAGACAAAGAGCATTTGGATGAGATTATGGGTGAGTTAGAAGAAATGGGAATTTACAATGACCCAAGAGCAAAAGTTGTTAAAATGTTTGAGAATAATTTTATTTTACAAACCCCTAAAAAAAACAACATGTTTCAAGAAGGTTCTAATGATATTTTAGATGAGTATGAAATATATGAAGTGGTTGAAGAGGGTAAAAAGAAAAAAAAGAAAACAAAAAAAGATGCTTGCTACCATAAAGTAAGGGCTAGATATGATGTATGGCCATCGGCTTATGCTTCTGGGGCTTTAGTTAAGTGTAGAAAAGCTGGCGCTGCTAACTGGGGTAACAGTACAGATGAATCTGTTGAATTAACTGAAGCTGTTGGTAAAGAGGCAATGAAAAAAAAATGTACTGTTATAGCAAAACGTAAACACAATAAATTTCCTTCAGCTAAAGCGGTAGAAGATATAGTGGCTTGTGTTGCTGGTAAAATATGGGCGGATGAAATTAAAAAATTAAATGAAGCTGAAGAATTAGAGTCATTAAAAGAAAAATGGTCAGCAAAGTATAAAAAAAGCATAGATTGTAATAACCCAAAGGGATTTAGCCAAAAAGCACATTGTCAAGGAAAGAAAAAACATGAGTAAAGAAATAATATATACTAAACCTAATTTTCAAGACGAATGGGAAGAAGCTATTCGTTATCCTGAATTTAAGCAAATGGGTATAAAAAATTGGTATAATGTTGCTGGGCAAGGTTATACTACTAAGTATTCAAAAATTAAAGATGTATTGGGTAATGTTGATTTGGATTTTGATAATTTAGAATCAGATAAAAAAGATAGGTTTTGGAAGGCTTATATTTCAGGTAAAGTAGAATTACCAATTGTTGTAAAGTTTGCTGATAATGATTACGATTTGCTTGGTGGTAATACCCGTTTGTCTGGATTAATATACCATGGAATTGACCCAGCAGTTTGGGTTGTTGATTTGGATGCGTTTTCAAAAAAAATGATTAATATGGCGCATCAAAATATTACTAGAATAAAAGGTAAGGAATATGCACCAGATGCACAAGAATTAGGTGCATGGATTGTAAAATATTTAGAAAGTACTGGTGGGTTATTTACTGCAGATTTAGACGAAGCAAAAAAAACAGATTATTCAAAAGAAAAATCACAAGGGTTACATGGTTGGTTTGCTAGAAGAGGTGGAGGCGGTAGTAGTGGTTGGGTAGATTGCAATACATGTAGAAAAGACTCTAAAACAGGTAGAAAAAAATGTAAACCATGTGGTAGACAAGATGGTGAAAAAAGAAAATATCCAGCTTGTAGACCAACACCAGCTTCTTGTGGGACAAGAGGTAAAGGTAAAAAATGGGGTAAAAAAAGTCATAATGAAAATGAAAATAAAGAAAGTATGAAAAACTTAATCACACAAAAGCTACATGAAATGGTAGAAGAAGGACATAATGAATTTCAAAATTATATGTTCTTTAATAATTTAATAACGATTAAAGAAGCAATTGAAGAAATGCTTCAAATGGATGCTCACGCTGTTGACCAATTACTTTCAGACGGTCATAACTGGGCACTAGACCATTTGGCAACTTCAGCTGATGACGTTGAGGAGGTTTACCATTTTTTAAACGCTAACCTTGGTGAACACGATGATGATTCATATTACGGTGATACCGAAGCTGGATATGAAGATGAGTGTGGTTCAGTTGAAGACGGTTCACACATGATGAATGAGGCTGAATATAAAGGTAGAAAAGTTCAATTAGGTAAACCAACTAGAGGTGATGTTAAAAAATACAAGGTATTTGTTAAAAACGCCAAAGGTAAAGTTGTAAAGGTTAATTTTGGTGACAAGAATATGGAAATCAAAAGAGATAACCCAAAAAGAAGAAAGTCATTCAGGGCTAGACACAAATGTGCTCAAGCTAAAGATAGAACAACACCTAAATATTGGTCATGTAGAATGTGGTCTAAAAAGCCAGTCTCTAAAATAGTTGGTGAAAATTTTGGTTTTGAAGAAAATACTCGTATCTTTGTAAAAAAAAACGAAATGACACAACCAGCTACTAAACCTTTGGTTCCTGAAACAAAACCGAAAACAGCTCCAAATCAACCAGTTAAACCTAGTAGAAGAGATAAACCATTTCTACCAGAAGTTGCACCCGGCATTAAAACAGACCCAAAAGCTATGAACGAAGGCAAGTTTGATTATGAAACATATCATGAAACATTGGGCGCTGCCTTGGGTGAAATTGAGAGATATGCTCAATCTAGAGGTTATGACCCAGTTGAGTTTGGTCCGTTTGATACTGAGCATGTTGCTTATGGTACAACTAAGAAAATTGCTATACCTTTAAGTATAAATGGTATGCCTAGAAAAAATAAGTATCTACAAGCTCAAATATATAGAATGGATAGCGGTAGATATGAATTAAATATGTATGTTGGGTAATGAAAGAATTATATCTCATATATGTAAATCATGTTGGTAAGAGTTACAAGGGTAACTACATATATGAATTTATTTTTTCTAATACATTAGAAGGAATTGATGGTGAAGACTGGGATACATTTCCAGCATCTGGAAGACCAGAACCGCCACATGAGATATTTATAAAAAAGGTCGGTAAATTAGAATCAAGTCTAAAGTTGGATGTTGTTCAAAATAGTGATACATTTGCTGTTTGGGATGCTGTTGATGGTGTTATTGCACTAGCGTGGGAAAATGTAAATGCTTATGACTCATATCCTGAACATAGATTGTGTTTTAAATTTGGAGAAACCTTTGAAGATGTTAAAGATAAATTATATGAAAAAGATTTAATATTAACACCCGATGAAAAAATAGAAAAAACAAAATAAATTATGGAAAATAAATCATTAAAACTAGAATACCTATCAGAGGTTATGGACTCTGAAAGTGGTGAAATTTCTAAACCATTTACAATTGCTGGTAAAAACTATCAAATGGTTAGAGCAATCACACCAGACAGAAAAAAAGTTATGGGAGTGTATTGCATGGATGAGATGAATGAAGACGGAACAAATAAAATATATGATGTTAAAGAATTTGAGGATAAAATCGCTAACAAGCATTTAAAAAAAGAAAATACTATGGAGCCGGAAACAAAACCTAACTTTGAGGGTTACAAACATTTTATTGTTAATAATAAAACAGGTAAAGCCAGAAAATTTAAAAATATTGAAGAGCTAGCTAAAGCACAAATGGGTGAGAACGAAAAGTATATGGGGGTTAAAGAATTTAAAAAATTTGTTGATGAGGCTTTATTTGGTAGCAATAAAAGAGGTATTATGCGTGAGGAAGATGTTGTACCAGCGGAAGGTGGTGAAGATGGGGAAAAGTTACAAGTAATGGCACAAAAAATGATGACAAAAATTCAAGAAAAAATACCATCAACTGTTTTTGACCAAATTAGAAAAAATCAAAAAGCACAGGCTCAAGTTATATCGGCTTTTGCTGAATTAATTGGTGTACCTAAAAATAAGTTAGCTACAGTAATTAGTAGTATTAAACAAACTGCGCAACAAAAACAAGAATCACCTGTAGCAGAAAGTAGAATTATTAAAGTTAAAGATATAAAAAAATAATATGAGCAATTTCAAAAAATTAGCTGAAAAAGCATTAGCAAATTCAAATAAAACTAAAACTCTAAACGAGAGTGTTGTTTATCCTGAAAATTTATCTGAAAGGATGCATGCATCTTTAGAAGAAGATTTAATTAAACAAAATCATTCTTTAGGTAAGCATCCAGCTTTTCCAGAAGGTGATGAATCATCTTTTGAGGAAAAAGTATTGGGTGAAAGATTTAATGAAGTTTGTAAGCGTTATAAAAGAGCATTTGATGTTGATACTATCAATAATCAAAATGTTATGATGGAGATGATGCCAATGGTTTATGAAACTATTGCATTAGAATCTAAGCATAAAAAAGAATTGGAAGAATTGGCGGTTAAAATGATTAGAGAGGAATATGGTATGAGTGAAGATGTTGTTGAAATTGTTGCAGAATTAACCACTAATATTAATTTAGAAGGTACAAAGAAAAATCCAAAGCCAATGCCGGTTGAAGGCATGCAATTTGAATCTCATGACGATATGGTTAATGCTACGAGTGAGGTTTACAAAAGAAGATTTTTAAATGCGATGGGGCAAGGTGCTGCAAAAAAATGTAATCATATGTTTCATATGGTAGATGATGAATTAACCAATATGGACCCTAGATTACCAAACAAGTATAACAAAATGATGTCAGCAGCTGATTATATGTACTATGTAATACCAAAAATGGATGATGGTGTTAGTGGAGGTGTTGTTAGGGTTGACTTCCCAACGCCTGAAAATCCAAAAGCTAAGATACATGCACAAGGTATGGTATTCCCAGTTTTAATTCATGAAATTGTAAAAGGTGTAATGGAACTATTGAATGGGCATGGTTTACCAAAAGATAAAAATATGACAAATTATGTTATTAATAAAGCAGATTTTTTAGCTGCTGAACCTTGGGATATGAGATTGGGGCCAGCTATCTGGGGTAAATTTACAGATGCAATTCCGGCTGAAGATTTTGATTTAAAACATCAAGTTTATTGTGAGCTCGCGGCTTTACCAGCAAATGAATTTCATAAGCAAATGAAAGAAATAATGGCAGGTACAAAAAGAGGGCAAAAAGTAATTCAAGAAATATTAAATGGTGTTAAAAGAGAGTTACAAGAAGATGAATTTAATAAAGCTTTGAATGAATTAAGTATGGGTGACGATTGGGAAAATAATTACTTAGATGAAGATTATCTATAATAATAAGGCACTCAAACGAGTGCTTTTTTTTTGCACGATATTTGCTAAAATATTTTTAATTATTTAAAATAAAATCTTTATAAAAATAGTTTAAAAAGTATATTTATAAAAAAACACATTATGTCATCTCCAAAAATTTTATTCGTACTAAAAAAAAGAAGGCTATACAATATGCCATCTGCTAAAACCCTACATTCAGGTTTATTTAACAGCGCAACATTCGTAAATGATATGTTAAATCAAAGTGGTGTCGAATCTTATTTAGTTCAAGTGGATGATAATAATGCGATTGATAGAGAAGTTTCAAAATATAAACCAACACATGTAATTGTTGAAGCTTTATGGGTAATACCAGAGAAATTTGATGTTTTACATAAATTACACCCAAAGGTAACTTGGATTGTTAGACTACATTCTGAAATGCCATTTATTGCAAACGAGGGTATGGCAATTGATTGGATTTATCTTTACGATAAAATGGCGAAAAGAAATAAAATTTTAATTGCACCAAACACAACAAAAATGTACAATGACTTGAAAAAAGTTGGCATTAATAATTTGGTTTTTTTACCAAATTACTACCCAGTGACTGGTGGTAAAAAAGAAAAATTTATTGATAAAGATTATGTTGATATCGGATGCTTTGGTGCAATAAGGCCAATGAAAAATCAGTTAATACAAGCTGTAGCCGCAATAGAATTTGGAAATAGGATTACTAAACCTATTAATTTTCATATTAATAGTGAGAGAATTGAAAAGGGGGATAGTGCTTTAAGAAATATTAGAGCTTTGTTTGAAAATCAGGAAGTCCACAGGTTAATTGAACATCCTTGGTATAGTCATGAAGATTTTACAGAATTAATTAGAAGAATGGATTTAGGATTACAAGTATCATTAAATGAAACTTTTAATATTGTAGCTGCCGATTTTGTTTCTAATAATATACCAATCATAGGTTCAAACGAAATTAATTGGTTAAGTTGTTTTTATAAAGCAAACCCGACATCAACAGATGATATTGTTAAAAAAATGAAATTTGCCTATAAATTTAGAAAATTAAATTTTCAAATTTTAAATAAAATGGGTCTTGCTGGTTCAGGAGAATGGGCAAAAAACAAATGGTTAGAATATTTTGAAAATCGTTAAAATCGCGTTTTAATTGCCTATCGGTATATTTATTAGTAAAAGAATATGTTGACTAGGCAAGAAATAATAAAAGAGTATGCTAAATGTTTATCAAGTCCAATTTACGCAATTGAGACCTATTTAGAGACATTTGACAAAACTCAAGAAGGATTTGTCCCGTTTAAACTATTCCCAAGACAAAAAGAAATTTGCCATGCTTACGAGCATAATAGGTTTAATTTAATCACAAAACCAAGACAGGCCGGTGTATCTACAACAACCGCCGCTTATTTATCTATAAAGGTTGGATTTGCCGATGAAGAAAATCCAGAAGCGATTCTGATTATTGCTAACAAGCAAGAATTGGCTTTTGAATTTTTGGCTAAAATTAAAGATTTTGTTTCACAATTACCAAGATGGGTTTGGGGTCCAGAATATTACGGTTCACCCAAAAATGAATCAAAGACTATTTTCATTACCGATTCTAAAAAAGAGATAAAACTACCAAACGGTAGTCGTGTAAAAGCTGTTGCAACATCTAAAGACGCATTAAGAGGTTTTACACCTACTTATCTTGTTATGGATGAAGCGGCCTATATTGATAATGGGGCTATTGTATTCGGTGCAGCTTTAACAGCTCTTGGTACTGGTGGTAAAGCTACTCTTATTTCTACACCAAATGGTATGGATAAGCTTTATTACGAAACGTATGCTCAATCTAAAGCCAAAAAAAATAATTTCAATATCATTGAAATGAAATGGTATGAGGATTTGAGATATAATAAAGATTTGAAATGGGTTAAGGGTGAAGAGATAATAACTGAAGTTGAATTTACATTTGATTCATATATAAAAATGATTAATGATGGTTATAAGCCAACATCATCATGGTATGAAGAAATGTGTAGAGGTATGAATAATGATGCTAGGATGATAGCACAAGAATTGGATGTGTCATTTATTGGTTCTGGTGGTAATGTTATTTCAGAAGAAGATATTGAAACCCAAAACAATCTAAATGTTCAAGACCCAGCATATGTAAGTGGAGCTGAAAATGAAATTTGGATTTGGAAGGAGCCTGAAGAAGGTCATCAATACATAATGGGTGTTGACGTTTCGCGTGGAGACGGTGAGGATTCGTCTACAATCGTAATGTTAGACTTTACAACAATGGAACAAGTTATGGAGTATCAAGGTAAAATCCAACCAGACTTGTTGGCTCAGTTAGTTGAAGAGTATGGTGAAATGTATAAGGCTTATACCGTTGTTGATATTACTGGTGGTATGGGTGTTGCTACCGTTTTAAAGCTTTTAGAATTTGATTATAAAAGATTACACTACGATACACCTAATGGTAAGATATTGTCAACTAAACAAAGACAAATGGAAGCTTATAAAAAAGATAATAAGGTTCCGGGACTTCAAGTAAGTTCAATAAGGCCACAATTGGTTTCCAATTTAGAAGAAAAAATAAGAAACAATATTGTTAAAATTAGGTCTGTTAGAATGACAAATGAAATGAAAACATTTGTATATAAAAATGGTAGACCAGACCATATGGATGGTTATCATGATGATTTGTTGATGGCAATGGCTATGTGTTTGTGGGTAATTGAACATTCATTTAAAAACTTGGAAAAACTTGAAAAACAAACTAAAGCAATGCTAAATAGTTGGGTTAGTAACGGTAATACAGCTGAGGCTTTGCTTGAAAATAATAGAAACGGATTTGTTTCAAAAAATAACAGGTATAAGGAAGCTGCAGCTGCACCTAAATTTAGTCCAGTTGTATCTAAAAATATGCAAGACCCTAAAGGCCAATATATGTGGCTATTTAGTGGTTCAAAATAAATTTTTAATTATGGGTATTAAACCAGAAAAAAGAGGTTGTTATGCGTTAAAAACATATGGTAACTATTTATATACTTGGTGTCCAGAAACACCCACATATAATAGTAAAAAATCAAAATTAATTATTAACAATCCAAATAATCCAAACAATAGAAAATACTATTGTACTGCGACTCCGGGTTCTCAGGGGGAAGACTGGATTTCAACATATTCATATGATATTTCATCATTTAATGGTGTGCAAGAAAGGATTGCTTATGTTGAGTGTGACTATGTACAATAAGCTTGATTAAAATTAAAAAATCGTTATAATTAAATAAAAAAAATGGCTACAAATAATTTAACAATATTTCAAAAATTAGGAAAAATATTAGGTCCTGATGGTTTTAAAACAAAAGAAGTTACACCACAAAGATTTAATATAAATAAAGACGTACTTTTAAAAACTACTGACAAACAAGAGTTTGAGGTTGCCAAATTACAAGCACAACAAAATAGATATTTAGGTCAAGTTTGGAAAAAAGTTGAACACGGCTTATTTCAACAAGCTGTTAACTATGAAACAACTAGAATAGGGTCGTATTCAGATTTCGAAGCTATGGAATTTTATCCAGAAATTGCTGCCGCTTTAGATATTATGATGGAAGAGTCAACTACTGTTAATTCAAATGGTAGAATGATAAATGTTTATTCTGAAAGTAAGCGAGTAAAAACAATTGTTGAAGATTTATTATACAATAGATTAGATATTCACACATCTTTACCAATGTGGACAAGAAATACATGTAAGTATGGTGATAATTTTGTTTATTTAAATATTGATGATAAAAACGGTATTGTTAGTGTTAAGCAAATGCCAAATTATGAGATGGAGAGAAGAGATGGCGGATTGTTTGACATGTTAACACAAAGAACTAATGAGGATTATATAACTGACAAGGTTAAATTTTATTGGAGAGGCCGTGATGTTGAATTTAATTCTTGGCAAATGGCCCATTTCAGATTATTGGGTGATGATAGAAGATTACCATACGGTACATCTGTTTTAGAAAAAGCAAGAAGAATTTGGAAACAACTTATTTTGTCTGAAGATGCAATGCTTGTGTATCGTGTTACTAGGGCGCCTGAAAGAAGAATTTATAAGATTTACGTCGGTAATATTGATGACAAGGATGTTGAAGCATACGTAAATGAAATTGCTAATAGATTTAAAAGAGCATCAATTGTTGACCCACAAACAGGTCAAATTGACTTAAGATATAATCAATTAGCTAATGACCAAGATTATTTTATTCCAGTACGTAGTGAAGATGCACCAAACCCAATTGATACGTTGCCGGGAGCTCAAAATTTAGACCAGATAGCCGATATTGAGTACTTACAGAAAAAACTATTTACAGCATTAAGAGTTCCAAAACCATTTTTAGGGTTTGAGGAGGCTACAGGAGAGGGTAAAAATTTAGCACTTCAAGATATTCGCTTTTCAAGAACAATTAATCGTATTCAACAAGCGATGTTACAAGAATTAAATAAAATTGTTATTATTCACCTATATGTTTTAGGTTTTGAGGACGATTTAGATAATTTTACTCTTACACTTAATAATCCATCCACACAAGCAGAGATGCTTAAAGTTGAGCATACACAATTAAAAGTAACACTTTACAAAGATGCTGTTGCAGATGCTGGTAATGGATTTGGCGTAATGTCTATGACTAGAGCAAAACGTGAAATATTGGGATGGTCTGATGATGATATTAAACAGGATTTATTAGAACAAAGAATGGAGAAAGCAGCAGCAGCTGAAATTGCAAATACCTCAAATGTCATTAAGCATACAGGTATGTTCGATACAGTTGATAGAATTTACGGAGATATATCTGCAGCAATGGAAGGTGGTGGTGAAGCACCGGCTGCTGGTGGTGATACGTCTGGAGGCGGGGCACCATCTGCTGGTTTAGGTGGTGGTTTTGGCGGTGGTGGTACGGCGGCTGGTGATTTAGATTTTTCAGCCGGTGGTGAAGGGGCGGAAACGCCAGAAGCTGGAGCTGAGGCTGGTGAAGCAGAGGCAGCAACAGCAGCTGGTGGTGAAGCAGCGGCTGCTGGGGAAGTTGCAGGTGCGGCTGAAACTGAAGCTGAAGCTCTTGCTGAAGAAATAAATAAGGTAGAAAAATTGTTAACAGAAAGAAAAGAAAATTTACAAAATGCTTTAAATAAAAGAACTGAAAAATACAAGGGATTATTTGTTGATAAATTAATTAGTATGGTTGACCATGAACCAAAACCAATTGAAAATACTAAAATTTATAATAAAAACGTAAAAATAAATGAAGGTATCAATACGATGATTAAAGATATTGATGATATGCTTAGTGAATAGTCAGTATTTTCTGGTAAATAAACATATTTATATAGTAAAAAATATAGTAATGCAGAACTTTGGAAAAATTAAAAATACATTCAATAATTTGCTAATTGAAGGCATCGTTAAAAACGATGAAAACATTAAAAAATTGTTTAAAAAATACATTAAAACAATTAAAGAAAGTGAAATATTGAAAACACAATTTTTAATTTATAGCAATATTGAAAATAAAGTTGACACCGAACAGTTATCTGCTTTTTCATTTGTTTCAGAAAATTTTAGATTGTTAGAAAAATATAGTCAATCAGATATATTAAAAGAAAATAAAAAATTATTAAGTTTATTAAAAAACTTTAATAATAAATTTTCAGATTCATATGATTTGCAGGATTTACACGAATCAATGAGTAAAATTACCTTTACAAAAAGGTCACCCAAAAATGTTGAACCATTGATGGTTGAGATTAAAAAAGTTTCTGAATTTATTAATAAAAATAAAGTAAAAGAAATTAAGGAAACATTTGACT